GATGTTCCGGCTTCCCGGCCACCTTCTTGGTCTTTCACCAATCGGCGCAGCTCGCATGAGCGTTGGCGGTGCGATGGCTGCTGAGATTTACGCGGCATCATACTTTGGCAATGCTGCCAACCCTGGTGGTGTCATTGTTTCGCCCAATGAACTCACTGAAGAACAAGCCAAAGAAATCATCACCAACTGGCAAATTGATCATGCTTCGCCCTATCGTGCGGGCAAGGTTGGCCTTCTCTCTGGTGGCGCTGATTTCCGACCATTGACCATCAACGCACAAGATGCGCAGATGCTTGAAGCCCGCCGATTCGGTGTGGAAGAAATCGCCCGATTGTTCCGCGTTCCGATTTCACTTCTTGGTCATCCTGTCGCTGGTGCGATGTCATTTGCTTCCGTTGAAGCGCAGAACCTTTCCTTCGTTCAACACTCATTGCGCCCATTGCTCGAAAGATTAGAACAGGCGCTTTCAACGCTACTTCCAGAACCCGATGGATTTGTGAAGTTCAATTTGGATGCGCTGTTGCGTGGAACCACATTGGAGCGTTACGAAGCCTACACAAAGGGCTTGCGTGAAGGATTCCTTTCGCTCAATGATGTGCGATCAGTGGAAGACCTTTCACCAATTGGTGAAGCCGGCGACCAATACCGCGTTCCTTTGCAGAACATTGATGCCGCAGATGCCCGCGATGTTGGATTCAATCTTCGTTCAGAAATCGCAGCTCGACTTGTCCAGGTCGGCTATGAACCAAGCGAAGTTCTTTCAGCGGTTGGCATTGAGCCAATCAAGCACACCGGAATCCCATCCACCCAACTTCAGCAAGTTGCGCAGATTGACCCTGCCGATCCTGCTTCAGTCTATGAAGTCAAGAGCGCCCCAAATGTTGATGTTCACGCACCAGAAACCATCATCAACATCCCGAACACCGAAGTTCGCGTGGATGCCCCTGTTCTCAATGTGGATGCCCCAGTTCTCAACATGGAAGCACCGCAGGTTCACATGGATGCACCGCAATTCACAGTTGAGGTGGAACCAAACATTGTTCTTCAACAGCCATCACCAAGAAAGGTGATTCGCACAGTTGAACGCGATGAACACAACAGAATTGTTCGAATCATTGAAGAAGAAGTGGAAGGATAAAATATGGCAACAGGATTGAGCGCCTACCTTGCAAACGCGCTTCTTGATTCAGTTGGGAATGCAACCAGTTTTTCGGTTGCGAATGTCTATGTGAAACTACATGTTGGTGATCCAGGTGCAAATGGCACTGCGAATCCAGCAACAGAAACAACACGCAAGGCTTGCACTTTTGCCGCCGCATCCGGGGGTTCACTTTCGTCTGATGCCGATGTTTCCTGGACAAACATTGCTGGTAGTCAAGATGCGACATATTTCACCGCATGGGATAACGCATCAACTGGCAATTTCTTGTTCTCTGGAACGATGACTGGCAATGCCTATACCGCCGGAGATACCTTCACGATTCCTTCTGGATCACTGACCGCTTCACTTACTGTCGCCAGTTAGCCCATCAGCATGACTGAATTTCTTCGGTTCACGCTTGATGTTTCACCACTAGATTCCCCAAATTACGGGCTAGACGGAAACTTTGCCTTCACCGAAGAAGGCGCTGGCACTAGCAATTCCGCGCTCACAGCAACGGCAACTGCGACAAGACAAACCTTCGCAACTGCCGAAGCGTTGGCAACTTTCGCAGCTGAAGCCACCGCCACCATCATCAACCCTGATTCGGCCACCGCGCTTCTTGGTGGATTGTCAGCCAGCGCCAGTTCTGTCACAAGCATCACCGGAACAGCAACTTCTGAATTTGGTGGACTGACCGCATCTGCAAATGTTCTTCCACCACCAGCACCAAGCACCGATGCATTGACTGGTTCGGTTCAGTTCATCCAGCCAAGCAAATTTGTTCCACAACAAGAAGTTCAAAAGCCGGTCAATGTTGTCACAGCAAATGCACTTTCCTTCAATGTATTCAATGCTGAAACAACAAGTGTGATTGAATTTTCTATCCTTGAAGAAGACAACGAACTTCTTCTTCTTATGTAAGGAAGGTCAATGCCATATTTCATCAGCGACAAGCAAAGTGATTGCAGCGGATGGGCGACAGTAAAAGAAGAAACTGATGGTTCGTACACCACAATTGGTTGCCATGACAACAAGCAGGGTGCGATTGACCAGATGGTTGCAGTTTCCATTGCTGAGGATATGGAACCAGGTGGCGAAGTGAACAAGCGCCAGGTTGATTTGACTGTTCCAACCTACATTCGACAAAACGCACAACGCGGCCTGGAATGGGTTCGCAATGGTTTTGGGGGCGATGGTCTAACGGAGAAGACCAAGCGCGAAGCGCGAGAGATGGCAGATGGATCGGTGAGTGAAAGCAAGGCACGCCGAATGGCAGCCTGGTTCGCCCGCCACATGGTTGATTTGGATTCCCCGGAAGTTGGAGATGAATCCAACCCAACACCAGGAATGGTTGCGCATGCACTTTGGGGCGGCTACCCAAAGAGCGAAAGCGACAGAGCAATGAAATGGGCGCAACGCAAGGTTGCCGAATTAGATGCAGAAGCCGCAGATTCAAGGAGCAAACAAGTGGCAAAAAAGATTGAGCGCCGCACATTCGCGGTTCAAAACATTGAAGCAAGAGCAGCAGAAGATGGAACAATGCGCCTGTCAGGATACGCAGCTGTTTTCAACAACCCATCCGTTCCGCTTCCCTTTGTTGAGAGAATCGCACCAGGCGCATTTCGCAAGACACTTTCTGAAATGCCAGATGTTCGGTTGCTCATCAATCATGAAGGACTTCCCTTGGCTCGCACCAAGAATGGAACTCTCACCCTGACTGAAGATGAAGTTGGTCTTCGCTTTGATGCGATTATTGCCAACACCACAGAAGGTCGCGATTTATATGCGCTGGTTCAGCGTGGTGATTTGGATCAGATGAGTTTTGCCTTCCGGGTCATTCGTCAGGCATGGAACTCAGACCGCAGCGAAAGAACATTGAAAGAAGTTTCCTTGGCTGATGGCGATGTTTCAGTGGTTACTTATCCGGCATACCCTGCCACATCAGTGGAAGCCCGCGAGAAATTAGCCAGCGCCATCCGCGCAATCAAGGAAGGCCGGGAAGTCAGTGGCGAATCCTTGATGCTTCTTCAGGCAATCTTTGATGATCTCTCAGAAGGTCACGAATATGTCATGAAGGCTGTCGAATCCATGTCAGTTCTTGTTGGCAACGGCGAAATGGAAGAAGAAGCCCGTCAAGAAGTTGGCGATTTTGTCGAATGGGATTCATCTGGTGGAACTGCTCGCGGAAGAATTGAACACATCATGGAAGAAGGGGTTCTTGGAATCCCAGATTCAGATTTCAGTATCACCGCAGAAGAAGATGACCCGGCTGTTCTCATTCGCGTATATGAAGAATTCCGCGATGGATGGCGACCAACCGAAACACTTGTTGGTCACAAGATGTCAGAACTTCGATTCATTGATCCACTGCCAGAAGCCACAGAAGAAGAAGGCAGAAAAATCTCATTGCGATATGCCAAAGCGCTTCGCAATGTTGTCAAATAGTTTTCGGCAAAAAGCCGAATTGAAGCCGGTTGCTTCCCTGCACCCTTTACGCGCCGCAGGTTGTCGTTGCCACCACTTCATCAAACAATCAATCACAGGAGAAAAATGTCTTACATCAACAAAGTGATTGAGCGCCGCGATGCTGTCAAGGCTGAGATGGATGCAATTCTCGATGCAGTTGCAACTGAGAATCGCACCGACCTCACCGCTGACGAAACCGCCAAGTATGATGCTTTGGTGGAAGAAAGCCGCTCGCTCGATTCCAAGATTGAAACCTTGAAGGCACAAGCAGATGCAGATGCAAAAGCTGCTGAGGCTCGCGCCGCTGTCGCATCCGTAGTGATGCCATCCGCCCCTGCTCGCGTAACCCGCGAAGCACGCACCTACACCGCACAAGCAGAACATTCCTTCGTCAAGGATGCATTCAATGCACAATTCCGTAGCGACTTCGGCGCACAAGAGCGCCTTGCACGTCACATGCGTGAGGAATCCATTGAGCGCCGCGATGTTGGAACTGCTCAATTCGAAGGTCTAGTTGTTCCACAGTATCTCACCGACCTTGCTGCGACATACGCACGCGCTGGTCGCCCATTTGCTGATTTCGGAACCACCAAGCACGCACTTCCTGCTGCTGGTATGACCCTCAACATCAGCCGCATGACCACAGGTTCTTCAACCGCTGTTCAGGTAACACAGAACGATGCTGTTTCTGAAACAGATGTTGATGACACACTATTGACAATCAACGTTCGCACAATCGCTGGACAACAGGATATTTCCCGTCAAGCAATTGAGCGTGGAACCGGCATTGATCAATTCGTTGTCAATGACCTCATCCGTTCATGGCACACCACCCTCGACAATCAAATCCTCAATGGCGCTGGCACAGCCGGAACCATCAAGGGTCTTCGTTCATCCGGTGGAAATGCAGTCACCTTCACAAGCACCGCACCAACAGTTGCGCTTCTCTATCCAAAACTTGCTGATGCATTCCAGCAAATTGAGAGCAACGTATTTGCAAAGCCAACTCACGTTGTGATGCACCCACGCCGTCTTGCATTCTTGCTCGCGGCTACTGATTCAACTGGCCGACCACTTGTTGTTCCAGCAGCAAATGGCGCAATGAACGCCGCAGGTGTTGGCGCTGGCGCTGCCGATTATGGCAACAGCGGATACCAACTTCTTGGCCTTCCAATCATCACTGATGCAAACGTTGGAACCACTTATGGAACCACCACAAATCAGGATGAAATCTATGTCATTGATGCTCGTGAGAACCACCTCTGGGAGCAACCAGGATCACCATTCGCATTGACATTCGATGCAACTGGTGCAGGTTCACTCACCATCAAGACTGTTGTCTATGGATTCGCAGCCTACACAGGCGAACGCTATCCACTAGCAAACTCAATCATTTCTGGTTCAGGATTAGCAACACCATCCTTCTAGTGATTGAATAAATTTCTGGCTTTCTAGTCAGAAAAAATCGGCAAGAGAAGTGACAGATTCCCCCGGCTGTTGCTTCTCTTGCCCCTATAATTCGGGGGAATTATGAAATCAAATCACAAAGTTTCCATTGGCACCTGCGACCCAGGAATGGTTTCAGGTTCCTTCGCTTTTGCGATGATGCAGTTGAGTGCCGCACGATCCAATCGCCTTGGTTCTCACATTCGAATCAAGGGTTCCGGGTTGCTCTCCAAACAGCGCAATCGCGTGGTCAAACATTTTCTTGACACAACAGATTCCGACTGGCTTCTGATGATTGATTCAGATGAACAGTTGAGCATTGAGAATTTCGACAAACTTATTGAAGCAGCTCATCACACAGAAAGACCTATTGTTGCCGGTCTTGTTTTTGCTGCTTTTGATGTGGGCTGGCTTTACCCACAACCGCTTCCGGCCATCTTTATGGAGCAGGAGAACGGATTCCTTCCGCTTTACAAGTACGACAAAAACGCAGTCTTTGAAATTGATGCGGCAGGAACCGGATGTCTTTTGGTTCATCGCTCAGTTCTTGAAAAAATGCGAGAAGTCGCAACGGATCATCAGGGCAAGGATTGGTGCTGGTTCTGGGATGGAGCCATCAACGGCGAATGGGTGGGCGAAGATTTGCTGTTCTGCCGAAGGGCAAAGCAGCTTGGTTTTCCAATTTATGCGCACACTGGTGTGATTCTTCCGCACTTGAAAACATATTGGGTTCAAGAAGCGCACCATGAATTTTGGCAACATAATGTCGCACCAGCGTTGAAAGGTAGAAGTGAAAAAACTTTCGATGTTCAGCCTGATGCGTAAAATTTCAAAAGCACAGGAAACAGCAAGCATTCAGCCGGAATTGGAAAGAGCAATGACCGGAAAAAAAGAAAGAAAGGTCATCAAGCGTGGCAATCACTAACGGATACTGCACTCTTGCAGAATTGAAGTCAGCACTAGCAATTGATACTGGCGACACAGTTGATGATGCCGCACTTGAACTGGCCATTGAAAGTTCTAGCCGAATGATTGATGATTATTGTGACCGCTTCTTCTATCAAGACGGAACATCACAATCACCTGTTTCTCGATATTACAGCCCAATTGACATGTACTATGTTCAAATTGATGACATCGTAACCATCACCGAAATCGCTACCGATGAAGACCTTTCCTTTCAATGGGATACTGTTTGGACTACTACCGACTACATGGTGGAACCAATCAACAATCCACGCAAAGGTTGGCCATACAACAAACTTCTTGCAGTCGGCGCATACATCTTCACCGCCGGATTGCCACAAAGTCTTCGTGTCAAAGGCATCTGGGGCTGGTCAGCGGTTCCTAAAGAAATCAAAACCGCGTGCTTGATACAATCTTCCAGAATGTTCTTGCGCCGACAATCCCCGTTTGGAATCGCTGGTTCACCAGAGTTGGGAACAGTCAGATTGCTTGCCAAACTTGATGCCGATGTTGAAGCACTGATCAAGCCATTGCGCAGATTTGCCGGGATGGTCAAATGATTCCTTCACAGGTTCGTGATGGATTGAAGACAAGACTTCAGACAATTTCTGGACTTCGTTGCTATGACCTAGTGCCAGACCAAGTGAACCCACCAGCTGCGGTGGTGGGGCAATTAGATTTCACATTCGACATTGACAATGCGCGTGGGTTAGACCAGGCAAATGTTGATGTCATTGTGATTGTTCAGCGATTTTCGGAGCGTGCCGGACAAAACAGGTTGGATGCATATCTTGCCGGTTCTGGTACGGGTTCGATAAAAGCAGCAATTGAAGGTGACAGGACTTTGGGTGGCGCTTGCCAAACCTTGCGTGTCACATCAGCGGAATCTGGATCGTATGAATCCAACGGAAGCATCTTTCTCAGTTACCGCTACCGAATCACAATCTACGGATAAGCCGGAAGGAAAGAAATGGCAAGAATCGTTCTCACCGATGTGCAGGTTCTCATCAACACATCAACAGACATCAGCGATCACATTGCTTCAGTGACACTCAACAGCACTGTCAATGAAGTTCAAACAACCGCGATGGGCAACACCGCAATCACCCGCGTTGGTGGTCTTCTTGACAACAGCGTGACCCTTGAATTCCACCAGGATTTCGCAACCAGTTCAATTGAATCAATTGTGTATCCTCTCATTGGAACAGTCACCACAATGAAGGTCAAACCAACATCATCCGCAACAGGAACAGCAAATCCGCAATATGTATTTTCTGCGCTTGTTTCAGAATGGACACCAATCAACGGAGCAGTTGGCGAACTTTCCACCGCTTCCGTCACTTGGCCAATCAGCGGAACAATTACCAAAACCACTGCATAACAAAAAGAAATGGGGGGTCATCTCATGGATGGCTTACAAATTCAGGTCAATCGAAAGAATGACAAAAGCGATTCCTATCCCCTAAGCCCACGAATCATTGTGGCTTGCGAACAGAAGTTCGGCATGGGGATAGGAAAAGCACTTGAAAGTCAGCGCATGGAAATCTTGTATTTTCTTGCATACGAAGCAGTAAAGCGAAGCGGTGAAGTTCTCAAACCTTATGGTGACGAATTTCTTGATTCACTTGTTTCTGTGGAGTTGATTTCTGACGATTCTTTCGAATCCACCGCGAAAGCCTAACATTTACGATTGCGGCAATCGCGGCTGAAACAGGGATTGATCCGGTTTCCTTATTGGATGCACCACCGGGAATCCTCGAAGCAATCGTTGCATATTTGAAAGACAGAGCGCGAAAGTAAGGTGACACATGGCATCAGATGGTTTGCATGCCAGGGTCACAGTCGAAGGCTTTCAGAGGACAATCACTGAACTGAAAAAATTCGATGCAAAAGCGTATCGGCGCATGAATTCATCCATCCGGCAAGAAATGGCTGTGCTGGAACAAACCGCCAAAGGCTTTGTTTCTAACGCCAGCAGAAGTTGGCGTGGAACACCGCTGAGTGGTTGGCGCGATGTTCCGGCACAGAACGGAAGAACACGCGGGGGTGCTGGCTGGCCAGCATGGAATGAAGGCGAAATCAAAGCCGGCATTTCACGAACAACCGCGCAAGGTCGCGTTGATGTGAACTATCGAACGAACTTGTATGGCTTGAAAAACAAATCGGCAGCTGGTGTCATCTTTGAAACAGCGGGTCGCAACAACAAACTTTCACCATTCAATCGCAAGATTGCCAATATGTTCCGACCAGCAAGGCGAATTGTGTACCGCGCCGTTTGGGAAGATCGTGGCGACATTCAACGCAAGATTGTCAAAATCATGCAAGACACAATCACAGAAACAAACCAAGGATTGCGTGGGTTCAAAATAGATGGCTAATGTCGGCGCAGTAATCGCACGAATTATCACCCAGTACAGCGACAAAGGAAGCAAGGCCGCCCAAC